TGTTCATACCAATCGTAGCCAAAGCTCTGAACGATGTCTCCATGCTCTGATGTTTTCGTTTAGACCTTTTCAGCACATGCTTGTATGACTCAGGATGCTTCTCCTTGAGATCACCATAGATAAAACCTTTCTTGATCAGATGTGACACGCCAAGTTGCCAAAGGATGTTCGCCGCAGCATATGTAATCCAGATAAATGTCATTGTGACTCCTTGTAGAAAATTGCTTCTTGTGTGTCTAACCAATGCTGTACATCAAAACACGGACAATCTTTCAACCATTCATGCTTCTCGATAACTCCGTCACCATCTTTGTCAGGACTCCAGTCGCGATGCCCTTTAACACGATCTTTGGTGATACGATACTTCCACATGAGGTCTTGCAACAGTATCCGCAGAGTACCTAACTGGAACTCGTTGAAGTTCATAACGGAATTACCATTTGAGTCAATACCACCAACAAGACAGATGCCGATATTGTCTTTGTTATGACCAGCAACATGAGCACCTTGTTTAGTTATCGGACGACCTTCATGTAAGACGCCATCTGTTGTTATTACGAAACTGTAGCCTATGTCAGACCAGCCCCTGTCCAAATGCCACTGGCGAATACGATCAACAGTGATACTCAGGTCATTCTGCGTTGCAGAGCAGTGAACAGTGATGTATTTAGGACTCACTCTCTATCTCCTGTAAGAATACTTCAAATTCAGGCTCTGTGCTGTAGTGACGAATCACCTCAAGCAAAGCATCATCGAACGGATCATCCTCAATACCGTCTTCGAGGCGCATTCGATAATAGTCTTGTAAGTTGTCACGTACAATAACATCCATCGTATCAATGGCGAACAATTCTTTGTAATTAGATATTTCACGGATCATATCAATGCACCTTCATAAATTCAATTGAAACATCATCAGCCTGCATATCAGCAATCACCTCTGCTTGCATTGCTGTCATAAACTCAATCACTTCGTCTAGGCTGTGTGTGGATGTATCTAGCAGCGAATGTAGCTCACCAAGACTCAGGTCTAGTTCACCTGTGGCGGCTAGGTAAGCATCATCACGTAACACGTCTAGCACGTTGCGAATCTTGTTGAGCTCTGTAAGTGGATCTTTTCGTGACAAGAAACTCTGAATGATGTCTGTTGTGTTTTTAGTTGTCATAATTCCTCCAATCAAATATACGCCCAATACAAAGCCTTGCCTAGTTTTTCACCAGATTCTGCATCAATGTAATCGTAACCATTGTAACTCTTGCTATAGTTTTTACGCAAACCTTTTCTAATCACAAGATCAGATGTAAACACCCAGACAACAGTCTCAGGTGGTTCTAGCTTACTATCACAACGATTCCATTTCAAGGACAGGATTTCATCGTTACAATTATTCATTGTCCAATACCACGTGCAAGATCCCCAATAAGAATTGCACAATCTAGACAGAAGATTATGGACAGTCCAGAATTACGGAATGAACAGGTAAAGATGCTATCCTCTCCCCGAGTAATGCATTTATCACATCCTCTGCAAAAGCACTTCCATTCAGCAGTCCTGCGTGTAACTTTGTCATGTATACTCATAACTCAACTCCTTCAAAATAAGCCATCTGAATCTTATACTCAGGCCACACACTTCCCATCTCAAAGTGTACGCCATCGAACACTGCCTTAACAGGTCTGCCGAAGTTATCATAGCCAGAGAATTCAGGCAGTGTTACGTACACACCCATTGATTGCATCTGTCTCAAGATCAGCATCAATCGTGACTGAAAGTGTTTCTGAACACTACGGTCAGTGAAGTCTTGACCAGAGAACTCGTACAAGGTGTCTGCAAGAGCTTTTACGCGCTTTTTCATGTCACCCATCCGAACGTACCTCCTCGTCTTTAAAACGGCTTAGAAGCTCTTCTATGTAGCTTCTCGACTGCATTGCTTGGTGCAATCTGTCTACACGCTCTTGTAGCAAGAGATTCTTTCGTTTTAGGTCACTGATAACAACATCACGTTCCTGTAATTCTTTCTCAAGTTTCAGCAGAGATGTCTTGGCTGCTTTCAGCTCGTATTGCATGTGTTCGATCATGCCCATCTGTACCTCCTGATTGCATTGTTAGTTTGTGTGTTTGTCTGTGTGTGTTTTCATAATTTACTCTTGTCAGGATGTATTGTCAATACCTTTTGTTCAAATACTTCGGTGCGTGGCACCAGATCACTGAACACAAGAGTGACACGAATCTTAGCACAAGTGATCACAGGAAAGCAAGAAGATGATGATCACAAGTAATCTTAAAGAATCTTTGAAAAGGGTATTGACAATGGTATAGCAAGTATATAGAATCGAACGAAGTGAGCACAGACAAGATATCTAGTCTAAACATCTAGACAAGACTTCTTAACAAGATATATAAGTAAATATAATACTAATAACATATATACATATTACTAATATTATATCTTAACTAGATATCTAGACTAGACTCTAGGCTAAACATCTAGACCAGAATTCTAGACAAGATCTCTAGTCAAGACATCCAGCCTAGAACTCTAGTCTAAACATCCTAACAAGATCTCTAGCAAAGAATCTTAGCAAGGAATCTTAGTAAGATTACACAAATACATTGTGATTACTATTGACATCGTTTCCTGACTAGCGTATAAATCATACTATGTGTTGTGTAAGTCTGTGTGATTGAGACATCTGGTGTGGGATGTCTAGGCAAAGTGTTTAGCCTGTGTGTCTGGCTGGGATATTTAAACAAAACAAGTGGGGGAGATATTCCCGTGTAAAAGTATTGGAGAAATGATTTATGTATTGTAAAGCATGTAATAACTACGTTGGGTATAAGCGAAAGAAACCTGCTACGACATTCACAACAGTGGATTCAGTGACAAAGGAATCAGTGATCGAAGGATTCCCGAAGAAAGAGGAAGAGGATCTCTGTAACACTTGTCTGCTAAGTATTCGCGATATGAACTCTGACCTGTCAAAAGTAGCTGGACATCTGTTCTTCGACATGGCTCCTTCGTATGTCCTGACAGAGAACTATCAGGACAAGTTTGAGACAGAGTTATCTGAAGCGACTCTGGACACAACATTCCGGTACGTAGAGGATGTTTATAACGGATACAAGTAGTTATTGTAAGTGTTATTGCTATTGACATACATAAACTATATCTCTACTATAGTATCAATGAGGCGGGGAACGCTTCAAAAAGATCCCAATGAACAGAATGATTCGCTACCGTTCTGGTCTTTATCTTGGGGCCGTATCCCTGAGCATGGATTCAAAAGGCTCAACTAATCCGAATGCACACTAATCCCATGGACACATAGTCCCTAGTGTTCATAAATGATTGTGATGAATTGATACACCAAAGCAATCAGCTCAAATTAGTGTGTTATTTCAGTATCTCCGTGCCGATATGGATTAAGTCGGATTGTCTTGTTTGTGTAGGGACTTACAAGATGATGCTCCAGCTCAATTTCTAGTGACCTAATGTTAATTGGTTATACGGATCTAGGAGACAAACAGCTCCGAAAGGATAACGCCAGATAAGGATTGTGAGTGCACAGTCGGCTGCTGGCACTCTCTGCGAGTAAGTCAGTTGGTAGACACCCCGGCTTGGAACTGGGACGCCGCAGGTTCGAGTCCTGCCTCGCAGACCAACATCGCGGACGTGACGGAATTGGAATACGTATCAGTCTTAGAAACTGAGTTTTAAGGGTTCGAGTCCCTTCGTCCGCACCATTCTTCAAAGACATTATCAGGGAATCTCTCTTGTGTGGCAATGCTCCAGTGCTACGGCTTAGGTGGAACGCACTGTAGAAGCGATAGTGGTAGGTGGAGTGCTGCTGATATTATTCCTCCGGTATCTTCAGCACATCAACTTGAGAGATTCCACTAATGATGTCTTAAGACATTGGTAGGGCTACTAAGCCAGCTAATGATGTTTTCATAACATTCCCTCCAACGCACATCCTCCTGTGCATTCAATATAACAAGCATACATTTCCTCCTACAAGCCTGTTTCGGATATTCACCAGAGAGTGTCCAGCAGGCTTTCTTTTTTAAAAGGGTTTAAAAGGTTTTAAAAAGATGACAAAGAAAAAGAATCATATTTATCCAGAAGAACTTCCTGACAACATCACAACACAAGAGATGGATGTAGGTAAGCAGATGGGTCTTAGTAAAGACGTTATCAGCAAGTTTATCTTCTGGCAAGGTGAGCAATGGTGGCAAGCACGAATGCCGCCTACAGACAAGTATCCAGAATATCCTGACGGACGTATCTATTTCACAAAGAATGCGCGAGACCCTAAGGTGCTGAATTTTGCCGTGGATCAGGTGAATGGTAAGGCGCGTGGTAATCTGAAATGGACTGATGGTGAAGGGGGCAATCCTCATGGGAGGCCTCGTGGTAGCAGCCGAATCTCGATTAAAAGTGTCTGTGATAGCATGGGTACAAATCCTGTCGAACTCTTGGTGGCAACCGTATCAGGCGACGTCGGTATGTTGCGGAAGTTTGGTGTGAAGAACCCTAGAGAGGTGACGCTGGCTCAGAAATTAAGCATAGCCCGTTACCTAACTGATAAACTAGTACCTAATCTAAAACCAACTGAAATTGGTGAAGATGGTGATTACAAAATTAATCAGATTGAGAAAAATGAGGAAGAACGTCAGACTGTCCAGCTATATTTGCCAGAAAAAGGATCGAAAGTCAGCATTACATTATCTGAACGTGAAGCTGAACAAATCCGTCAACTGAAAGACGTTGACGAGTATATTGATGCTGAAGATGTTGTCCTAGCTAAAGAGATAGATAATCTGGAGGATTTCAATGAGTGAGGTGACATATGGAATTTTATGTGTATGTTTACACTGACCCGACTAATGGTCTCCCGTTTTATGTTGGAAAGGGTCAAGCAGGTCGATACAAGGATCATCTAAGTTGGACTCACAATAGGTTTTTGCGAAACAAGCTCGCAAAGATGAAAAGTCAGAACATTGTCCCTAGAATTGATATAGTGTTCAAGAGTAAGGATGAGGATCTTGTTTATGAAGTTGAGGAACACCTAATCAAATCTTATGGCATACGTAATTCAGGCGGATTACTTTGCAACTTTTCAATTGGCGGTAGGGGCAACCGTGCTTATGATTTTACAGAGGAGCATATCTCCTTGATGGGTACAATCACTGATGAAGAGCTGGCTAAGGTTGTTGGTTGTACTAGGTCGAATGTCTCACATGTACGCAGAGGCTTAGGTATCCCAGCTTGTGAAGACAGGCCAAATTACTCACCACCCCCGCCTATGGGGGGTTGGAACAAGAAGGTTTTGCCTCAGGAATGTATTGACAGGCTCGGTACGACGTCGGATAGCAAACTTGCTGCCGAGTTTGGTACTACAAGGTACGTTATAGCCCAGCGCAGGAAAGAACTGGGCATTCCTAGTCACGCCGAGGTGAATAACCACCCTTATCGAGCGAAGAAGGGCAACCAGTTACATCTTGATAAAACCATTAGAAAGTTTCGTAATATAGAGACTGGAGAGGTTTGGGAAGGTATTAGGTTCGACTTTGCAGAGTATATAGGAGTTAAGTCGAGTTTACTTGGGGGTCTGATAAGCGGGAGAAATAAGACATCTTACGGATGGGAGATGCTTGACAATGAGTAACATAACAGTATTGCGCCCACAAGAGGGGCCTCAGGAGATGTATTGTGCTACGGAATGTGACCTAGCATACTATGGTGGATCGGCTAAAAAGAACTGGCCCTTTACAGAGTAATCTGTATCGAAAACCGGATGAATTCGGTGAAACCTTACCAAGTGATGTTGGAGGCAATACCGAGCGAAGCCTTCTAAGCGTAGAAGGAACGTGTAGAGACTAGGTGGTTTGGTGCGATCTCACCATGTAAAACACCAATAGCGTCCGGCATCCCTCTGGGATGGTGATATAGTCCGACACTACTAGAAATAGTAGATAACGTATGGGTTCAGGCAAGAGTTTCATCTTGCTACTAGAGGTACTTAGGCACATAGATGATCCACATTTTCGTGGCGTCATCTTCCGTAGGCTAACCTCAGACATAACAAAACCCGGCGGTCTTTGGGAAGAAGCTAAAGACCTCTGGGGGCCATTCGGTTGTGAGTTTAAAGAGGTTACACTTACGGCCATATTTCCATCAGGTGCAAGGATTAAATTCTCGCACATGGAACGTGAAGATGATAAAAAATCTTGGCAGGGTAGTCAGCTAACTTTTGTAGGGTAAAGTCTTGCCCCTTTGTAGAGCAATCTATATCGAATAATCGGATGAATTCAGGGAAACCTTAACACGTAATGGTGATGGCAATCCTGAGCGAAGCCTTCTAAGCGTAGAAGGAACGTGCAGAGATCAAACGGCTTGGTACGATCTTACCATGTAATACGTTATTAGCGTCCGACATCCTTATGGGATGATGATATGATCCACACCAGTGTGAAAACATTGGATAATGTGTTGACGAAGCTACCCACTTCTCAGAGACACAAGTTCTGTATATGATTTCTCGTATGCGTTCAAAGTCGAAAGTAAAGCCATATATGCGACTCACATTTAACCCAGAGGGCAAAGATCACTGGTTGTTTAAATGGGTTGAACCTTTCCTTGATCCAGTTACAGGTATTCCAGACAGGTCTAAGTCAGGAATGGAACTCCTTATGCTGAACTTAGACGGACAGATACACTTTGCAGAAACCAGAGAGGAGTTGGTTGAGAAGTTTGGTCATACAATCAAACCTAAGCGTTATACTTTCATTGCTGGTAATTGTTATGACAACCAAGCGTTGTTGAAGAACAACCCAGACTACATTGCTAACTTGGAAGCACTACCTCGTGTAGAACGGGAGAGACTACTTTTAGGATCGTGGTTCGCGGCAATGGAAGGTGCTGGGTTCTTCCACCGAGACAAGGTTGAGGTTGTATCTCCACTAAACGTACCAAAGCGATTAAAGACAATCCGTGCATGGGATATTGCCGTTACGGAGCCTAATGAAATAAACCCAAACCCTGACTGGACTGCTGGTGCTAAAATCAGCCTATGTGAAGATGGTTACTTCTACGTTGAGCATGTAACTAGGTTCAGGCACGGGCCACATTTGGTTCAGGAGAAGATGATTGCTACAGCTCAAAATGATGGATTAAACTGTCCTGTCTTATTACCCTTAGATCCGGGCGCCCAAGGAAAAGTCGCGTTTATGACTTGGAGTAGACCATTAGTTCTTGCTGGATTCAAAGTCAAAAAGGCTCTTACACGTAAAGGGAAACTAGAGCGTTTTATGGGCTTCTCAAATGCTGTCGAGAACGGTCTTGTCAGAGTGGTGCAGGGTGATTGGAATGACACATGGTTCCATGAGCTTGAGATATTCGATGGTGAAAGTAGGCACGGTAAAAAAGACCAAGTCGATGCGACAGCAGACGCATATAATGCACTAATTACGGGCAAGACCATGCCAGCTAAATTCAAAATCCCATCCCTAACCAAAATGAACGAGTTTGCAAGCAGAATGTTCTAGCCAAAACAATCCCGTCAAAAACTTGACACTTAAAACTAAATAGTGTCAAACTATTGACACGTACATATCATATCTCTACTATGTAATCAATCGAACGGGGCGGCTTATTCGCCCCAACTTATTTCGGAGGAAACAATGGCAGATAAACGAGCCACAATTCCTCGTGAAATTGGACGAACCGGACTACGTTACACCACGAAGAATATTGTCGATGATGAACTGGCACCAGAACTACGCTGGCCTCATTCGCTAACAACCTTCGACAAGATGAAATCTGATCCGCTGGTTTCCGGCTCCCTTATGATGATCAAGCAATACATTCGTAAGGTGGAATGGGATATTCAGCCAGTTGGTGGTGTCAACGCTTCTGATGAAGATAAAGCTA